GTGCTTGTCGTGTTCGCGATCGTGTTTGCGCTGTTGGTCGGCTACATGTTTGTGACGCTGCATCAGCGTTCCGGGGATTTTGCTGATTGGAGCGAGCCGCCTGTGTTCGGGGCGCGGCGATGACTTGGGCGACATTTCTGCTGAGTCTTGTTCAACCGATCATCGTTCAGGCGCTGGTTGCGCTCGGTGTCGGCGTGGTGACGGTTGCTGGAATCGATCTTGCGCTGAATCAAGCAATGCAGTGGCTTACGTCGTCGGTGGGTGGTCTTGGGTCAGACGTGGCGAATGTGCTGGCTATGGGCGGCATCTTTCAGGGGATCGGCTACATCGGTGGTGCGCTTAGTGCGCGTGTTGCGATGGCCGGGGTGTCCAGCTTCAAAAAATTCTTCATCAAGTAAATGGCGATCCATCTGATAACCGGGGTGCCGGGTAGCGGTAAGACGCTCTATGCCGTTTGGTGGCTGGAAAAAGAGGTCGCGTCCGGGCGGCGTCTGGTGGTGAACGGTATCAAGGGGCTGCTGCTCGATCACGAGCTGGTTGACGATGAGTGGGTGCGCGATTGGCATAACAGGTGTGAGCAGAACGATATCGTCGTGGTCGATGAAGTCCAGCGTATCTGGCCGCCGGTGAGTACGAGTGTGAAGGCGACGCCGGATATTGAGCAGCTGCACGTACATCGTCACAAGGGCGTTGATTTTGTGTTGATTACCCAGCATCCGAACCGGATGAATAAGACGGTCCGCGATCTGGTCGGTCGGCATGTTCATGTGCGAAAGCTGTTCGGTTTGCCGCGGGCGATGCTGTACCAGTGGGACATGGCGCACAACCCGAATTCGGGCTTCCGTGATGCGGTTAAGACGATGTGGAAATACCCGAAGCGCGTGTACGAGCTGTATACCAGTGCTGAAGCTCACACTAAAACGAAGGCGGTGATTCCGTGGGCGCTGTTCGTGTTGCCGGTCGCGTTGGTTGCTGCGATTGCGCTTGCCTACGTGGGCTTCAAGGGCATGAATAATTTCGGGGCGGGAAAGAAGGCGTCGGCTCCTGTGGCGGCGTCGGTGCCGGCTGTTGCGTCCGGTGTCGCTGCGGCGTCGGGTGTCGTGGTCGGTGGTGGTGACGATAGGGGCGGGTCGGCTAAGTGGCGGGTGGCTGGTCAATACTCGATTGACGGTCGTGGTTATGTGCTGCTGTCGGATAACGTGGGGCGGTTTCGGCGTGAGCTGTCGGATGATTTTCGCGGTGAGACGTTGGGCGTGACGGGGACGGTTGACGGGGAGCGTGTAGCCGTTTGGACGGGTGGATTCGGTGGCGGGTCGGAAGGGTCGGCGGGTGGGCGCAAATGAAAAATATCGTCGGGTTTGTGTGTGGTCTTGTGGTGTCGGGCGTGGTGCTTGCGGCTGGTGTGCCTCCTATTCCGACGTTGCCTCCGTTGCCGCCGGTCGGTGCGGCGTCTGGCGTTGCGTTGCCGGCATCGGTGGTGCCTGCGGTTCAGTCCGATCCTCTGCCAAGCGTGCCGTTGAAACCTCTGCCGCGTGTGAAAGGCGGGGCGTTCGATCTGCGTTATGTGAGCGTCGGTCAATTGGTCGATTTGCTGTACGGCGACGCGATGCATGTGCCGCACGTGATCGATTCGGACGTGTTGCAGGATGCACGGCTGGTGTCGTTTCAATACGACGGCAAGGCGGGAGATTTACGGTCGTTCGTGAAGGTGTTTCTCGACTCGCAGGGCTTCAGGGTGGAGACGCGGGACGGTGTTGATTTCGTGTCGAAGAAGCCGGCGTCGGAGGTTAAAGCGCCGGATCGGGAGACGTTCGTGTACCGGCCGCGCTATCGGACTGCTGATTATCTTGCGAAGGCGTTGCAGCCGCTGTTTTCCGGGCGCATGACGGCTTCGGGGAGCGTACCGGTGTCTTTGCCAGTTGGTGAGGCTGCGCGAGCGCCGGTAGCTGCTTCTGGCGGTGCTGCTGCGCCGGCGCGTATGCCGGTGGTGGCGTCGCCTCGCTCGTCGGTGACGACGGCTGATGAACTGGTGTTTTCAGGCGAGGCGTCGGAGCTTCGCGAAGTGAAGAGGTTGCTGACTGAGCTGGATCGTGAGGCGGGCGAAGTGGTGGTGCGCGGTTGGGTGTATGAGGTTTCGAATATCAATTCGCGCAATTCGGCTTTCAGTATTGCGGCGAGTCTGTTTGGCGGGATTCCGGGTTGGGGCGGCAAGTTGAGTCTGTCGAATGGTGCGACGGATGCCGATCCTACGGCGCTGCGTTTTTCAAGCTCGATGCTCGATGTTGCGATTTCGGCGCTGGATGCCGATAGCCGGTTCAGGCAGATCAGCGATCCGCATGTGCGGGTGGTATCGGGTGAGCGTGTGCGGCTCAACGTTGGTGCTCAGGTGCCTACGCTCGGCAGCATCAGCTATCAAGGGCAGAGTGGCACGCCGGTTCAGTCGGTTGAGTATCAGGATGCCGGCTTGATCTTTGATGTTCAGCCGGTGGTGATGGGTGATGTGGTGCAGGTGCGTTTAGCTGAGCAGCTTTCGAGTTTTGTCACGACGACGACGGGCGTGAACAATTCGCCGACGAAGAATACGCGCGAGATGTCGACGGTCGTGAACATGAAAGATGGTGAGGTCGTTGTGCTCGGCGGGCTTGTGCAGGATCAGGATACGTCGTCGCGCAATTCGATTGGCTGGCTGCCTAGCTTTTTTGACGGCAAGTCCGGTTCGAAGGGGCGCACCGAAGTGCTGTTGGTGTTGCAGGTTCAGAGGGTCTAGTTTGGCGTTTCAACAAAAAACGCGCTTTTGTGTTGACGCGGTGTGCGTTTGTTTGCACTGGCGCTCATGAGGTTTTCACGTGGGGTGCAGCATGGTTCGGTGGACGATGGCGCAGGCGAAGCGTGATTTTGGCATCGGGTATTTGACGGGCTTTCAGTTTGAGCGGTTGGCGCTGGCGTCGGACGTGTGGCTGGTGCGCTTGGCGGGTGGTACGGCACGTGGTGCGCTGGTGGATGCTCGGTCGAGGTCGCCGCGTCAATTTAAGTCGCTTGATGCGGCGGTGGCGGCTGTCGAGCAGATCGGTTTTCGGGTTGATGGGCTGAAGGCGTGATGCGTAGTAGTTCGCCGGCTCGCAGGGCGCGCTTTTCTTTCCGTAGTAGTTGGGGGTATTTGCTGCGTGCGGCTCGCCAGGCGCAGCAGAGCGCGCAAGGCGGGCCGCGCGCAGCGCGGCCCCTAAACTTGTACCTCTAACACTTAACGGAAATGGCTCTGGCCGATGGCGCTGAAACACGCGCGCGGCGCTGGAAATGGAAAAGCCCGGCAATCGTTCGCAGCGATTCCGGGCAGTGATCAACATCGGATATACGAGGTATCCAACGTGGATGCAGCCATTGTAGGACAGGAATCGCGTTCGTTCCAAAGTCTTCTGAACGATGCCGGGTCGATGCAGGCGCTGAACCGGTTGCGTGGTGAGGGGGCGGTACAGGTTGAGGCGGCGGAATATTCGCCGTTCAGCGATGAATACATCGTGCGCACGCAACGTTTCGATGATGGTCAGCAAGAGGTCGTCGCGTTCAGCGTGGCGGTGCAGCGACGTTTTAAGGAGCTTCGGTTGCGGCCGCGCGGTGTGCGGGGAAAGCGTGAGGCGCTTGACGGTGAGACGGATGACGACGTGGCGGTGAAGTCGGATAAGTCGCTTCGCACGTCGGTTGAGCGGTCGAAACGGATGATTCGGAAGCGGTGCAAGCAAATTCGTGCGGATCGGATGCTGACGCTTTCGACCCGAATGAATGAGACGCGGATCGAGGTGTGGGCGCGGTGGTGGGATGCCTTCCGGCGTCGGTTGAACAAGCTGCAAGATTTTCACTACGTGGCGGTGCTGGAGCGGCAAGAGCGGGGCGCTTGGCATATCCATGTTGCCGTGCATGGGCGTCAGAACTGGAAACTGCTGCGCTCGATTTGGCTGTCGGTGATTTCGAAGGATGGGACGGACGGGGCGGTGAACGACAGTATCGGTCGTGCGGCGTGCTTGTTCCGCAAGGTCGGAGGTAAGGGGCGGGCGATGCGTCATCGGATCGCGACGTACATCGCGAAATACGTGGGGAAGGGGGCGCACGATGCCGGGTTCAATAAGAAGCGCTATTGGACAAGCAAGGGAATCGTGCTACCGGAAGTGACGACGTATGCGCATCTCGGGGCGGAGTGTTCGCGGAGTGAGGCTGTCGCTGCTGCATATGAGTGTGTCGATTCCAATGGTGCGGATTTCGACGGTGCTCAGTTGTTTTGGAACCGGGGCATCGGTGTGTTCTGGATGGCTACGGGCAACACCATGTAGGGCTTTGAATGACAATCAAGAAAGTCAAAACGGGTTGGCAGGTCGATATTCAGCCGGGAGGGCGGTCGGGAACGCGGTTGAGGAATACGCTGCCGACGAAGGCTGAGGCGATGGCGTGGGAGCGGTATATCCGGGCGAAGGTGCAGGAAACGCCGGAGTGGTCGCCGCCTCGCCGTGACGAGCGTTTTGTGGTCGAGCTGGTCGAGATTTGGTATCGGCATCATGGGGCGGCGTTGAGTGCCGGTGCCGATACGCGTCGGCGGCTGCTTGCGATGTGCGAGGCGATGGGGAATCCTCGTGCCGAGTCGTTCAGTGCTGACCTGTTCGCGGAGTATCGGACGCGGCGGCTTGAGGCGGGTGTGACGGCGAACAACATGAATCGCGAACACGCGTATCTGCGGGCGATGTTCAATGAGTTGGGTCGCCTCGGGCATTGGACGAAGGAAAACCCGCTGAGGCACGTGCGGGCGTTCAAGGTGCAGGAATCGGAGCTTACCTATCTGGTGCCTCAGCAGATCAGGGGATTACTGGCGGCGCTCGCGGAGGGGAGGAACGTCCATGTGCTGCTGATTTCGAAGGTGTGTCTTGCGACCGGAGCGCGGTGGGGTGAGGCGGAAGGGTTGCGCCGCACGCAGATTAAGGGCGGGCAGATTCAGTTTGTGAAAACGAAGTCGAGTAAGGCCCGGTCGGTGCCGATCACGGACGCTCTCGAACGTGAGCTGATTGCGCACTTCGGGAATTACGGTGACTCGGATACGGGACGTTTGTTTGAGGCTTCGTCGTCGGCGTTCCGGGAGGCGGTCGAGCGTGCCGGGTTGGTTCTGCCTGATGGGCAGTTGACGCACGTTCTACGTCACACGTTTGCCAGTCACTTCATGATGAACGGCGGGAACATTCTGGCGTTGCAGCGGGCGTTGGGGCATCACAGCCTGACGATGACGATGCGGTATGCCCATTTGTCGCCTGAGCATCTTGCGGAGGCGCGGCGGCTGAACCCTATCGCCTGTCTTGAGAGCGGCGGGTCGGCGGTTGCTGTAGCGGTGGACGCGTCGGCCGGAGCTTGA